CAAGTGTGTGAAATTGAACATCTGTATATTGATATTGGCTACCAACATTTCTAAATATTGCCATTGTATATGGTGGTAATGCACAATTAGAATCAAAATCACTTTGAGCAGGAATGAATTCGTGGATATATACAGAACTTGGATTAGAGGCAACAGCTGCTTGACCAATGTTTCCTCTTAGAATTTCTCCAAGTACAGTTGGATGTGGTTCAAATACTATGTCCCCTGTAACATTGTTGATTCCTTCTAAATTGTCTGGCGCATCAAACCTTGCTTTCAAATTTTCTGATTGTAATTGCTCTATATTGTCAGTAACTGACTCTGATATAAAAGGCATATAAATCCAGTTTGCTGTTGCTGTGCCAAAGCTACTTTGTTGTGATATAGCTAAATGTCCACCTATTCCATAACCCATTATTTATTCTCCTCTGAAGATTTATCTTCTTTATTATTTTGCCTTGCTTTTACAGCTTTTGCAATCCCTTCTGCAATAAAACCTTCTGCTTGAGCTTTAGACACATCCTCTTGATTTCCTTTTTTTGTAATACCTAATCCAGGTATTTGTAATCCAGCTTTTAGCCATTCTATTTTCATTATTCTTGCACCTCGCAATCTATTCTAAGAGAAATACCCTTAAAAAATCCAATGCCCTCTTCATTCCTCATATTATCAAATTTACCATCACCAAACTTATAATACAACACATTACCATTTAGTGTCTTATTATCTTTAAGAACTTCTTTGACTTTACCAAAAGCAATATCTCTTAATCTTGCACCTTCTAGATTTTCTAAAGCAAATTCATAAATCTGTATATCTATCCCTAGAGTTGTAAGATATGGTGTTGAACCACCTATAGTAATTGTATCTTCAGTTGTTTCATATGAATCTAAGAATATTCCAATGTATGGACATCTAGGTTCAGATACAAAATCAGAATCCTCTACAACTATTGTTGAAGCTCTACCATTAATTGTTGATGTTCTAGAATCATTTTCAAATATTGTTTGTATTGCTTGTTCTATTCCTAAGTAATCTATAATTGCCATTATCTTCTAGCCGTCCCTTTCATTTTATTTCTTAGTCTTGTTTGTTGCCTTTTGTAGCCCTTGTTAAAATATTTTGTAATTATTCTTTGTGCATAATCTTCTGTAGGCAATGATTCTCTTTTTTTAACATTACCTATACCTTCTTCATGTACTGAAAAATAAGATGCTGTATTACCCACAGCTATTGTAACTTTTCCTGCCTTTGCTTTTTTTAATGATGTAGGTTCTGAAAAATAATTTTTAAACAAGTTACCTGTTCTTTCTAAAAGAGCATATCCTGGTTTACGAGGATTGAACTTTTGCCTTTTCCATGACCAATATGGTGATTTCCTATCTTTAGGTCCAGGGTATTTTTTACCACCTGGTTGTTTACTGTTTAGCCATCCTTTTCGTGTAGCTTCTAACAATTCTTTAGCTGAATCTCTAGCAACTTTTGGTAGCTCTTTTGTTTTAAAGTCTTCCCAAACGCCAGTAAATCTTTTATTCAATCGCTTTACATCACCCCTTATTGTTCTAAGGTCTGGTTTAAAAGTCATTTGTAATCCTGATGGTTGTTTTGCCATTATTCTAACTCTGGTTTATAAGTATTGTCCCTAACTTTATCAAAGTCATCTTGAAGTCTGTCACCATCTGTTTGCTGGTACACATCATTAATTACAGAGAATGTTGGGTCAAAGTTTTGTGTATTACTGTGTATGCCGCCCTCTGATTGATATGTTAATACTTCATTACTACTTGTGACTAGAGCTAGATTGCCAGAGTTTATTGCTGATAAAGTGTTATAAATGTTTTCATATCTGGCTTCTACCCATTCATTTTTACTTCCTATTTCTTGTGTAAAAAATCTTTCTAATATTTTAACTACCGAGAACTCGGTACTTATAGTTTCAATTATAGGTATTGTTGAGCTAAAAGGTAGTGAGTAATTGTTTCCAAGATATCCATTTACTTCTGCTTCTGCTTGGTCTATAAAAAATGCAATAGATGAAGATGATATTGTAGTCATACTTCCAATTCTTGGATATAGGTTATAGACATTTGCAACTGTTGTATAAATTGGCATACATCAATTATAACTCAGTATGATTGCAATTACTACATGAATCGTGTATTATTACCTCAAGATTACCATGAGTAACATACCTAATAATAACAAATACAACATAATTTATGCTGACCCACCCTGGAAATATGTCACAGGTGATGATGGTCACTATCCAAGAATGTCATTTGAAGAATTAGAAGCTTTGAATGTACCAGAGATTGCTGACACAAATTCTTATCTTTTTTTATGGGGAACTGCACCAATGTTACAAGAATCCTTACTAATACTTGATATATGGGGGTTTTGGTATAAAACTGTAGCTTTTGCCTGGATAAAAAGAAATAAAATAAATAAACAATATAGACTTGGTAATGGTCGTTATACTAGAAGTAATATTGAATTTTGTTTATTAGGTACTAAAGGTAACTTAACAATACAATCACATACTGTGAATCAGATAATAGATGAACCTATAAGAAAACATTCACAGAAGCCAGATATTGTTAGAGATAGAATTGTTGAACTTCTAGGTGATATACCTAGAATAGAGTTATTTGCAAGAACCAGACATGAAGGTTGGGATGCTTGGGGTAATGAACTATGAAAACAGAAAAGTGGCAATCAACAAAATATCTAGATTATTTAGTATCTAACAAGGGTCGTGTGAAATCTCTTAAATATACAAGAGGAACACATTACAGGATATTGTCTCAAAATCCAGACAAAGATGGTTATATGTGTGTAACATTGTTTCCTAACAAAAAATATGTAAAAGCTAAAGTTCACAGGTTAGTTGCTGAAGCTTTTTGTAAAGGTAAATCAAAAGTTAAAAGATGGGCATTACACAAAGATGGTAATAATAAAAACAACAATGCAAGTAATTTATATTGGGGTACTCCTGCTGACAATACTAGAGATATGCACCTTCATGGTAATGCAAAAAATTGGTGGACTTCTGAAAAGAATATTGCCAGAAAATTAAAACTACAATCAGTAAAAAGAATAAAAAGAATATTAAAAGAAGATAAATCATGGGGTGTGCAATCTCGTTTAGCGAGAGAATACAATGTAGCTCCAAAAACAATATCAGATATAAAGGTAGGTAAGTCATGGGCAAATATAGTTTAGACATAAACTTAGTTGTAGCAGGTATGGAGATTAATCCTCGTACTTTGGAAGAAAAATCTTTAGGTGGTAGTGAAACAGCAGGTCTATGTATGGCTAGAGAGTTAGCTAAGTTAGGTCATAATGTAACTTTGTTTTGTAATACAACTTACGAAGGTAAACATGAAGAAGTTCAATTTCTTAAGTTAGATAAGCTACAAGGGTTTATGCAATATTGTCCTTCTGATGTAACTATTGTTCAAAGAATCCCAGAAATGTTTCATAAAGGAATTAAGTCTAAAATTAACATTTTGTGGCAACATGATGTTGCAATTAAAAGTCAGAGAAAAGCTTTTCATGGTGGTTTGTGGAATATGGATGAGGTTTGGTGTTTATCTGAATTTCATATCAAACAACAAGCTGACATATATCAAGTTGATAAAGATTTGTTCTGGAGAACAAGAAATGGAATTGATTTAATTGAAAGACCCAAAAGCAATAAGAATAGAAACAGAAAAAGATTAGTTTACACAAGTCGTCCAGAAAGAGGTCTAGATATTTTGCTATATGATATCATGCCTAAGATTTGGGCAAGAGATAAAGAAGTTTCATTGTCTATTGCAGGTTATGACAATACTACTCAAGAAATGGCAGGATTCTATCAACAGTTGCAAAATGAAATTGTATCATGTCAACAAAGAGGTTTTGATGTCAAGCACCTTGGAGCATTGACTAAAAAAGATTTATATGAGTTCTACAAAGAATCTGGACTTTATGTTTATCCTACTAACTTTAAAGAGACAAGTTGTATAACAGTTATGGAAGCACAAATGTGTGGATTGCCAATGGTTTGTACTGATGTAGGTGCTTTGCCAGAAACAACTAAACATAGGTCTGCTATGTTAGTTCAAGGTAATGCTAAATCAAAAGAGTATCAAGATAAGTTTGTAAACCATGTATTTACACTTTTAGAAGATGATTTTCTATATGAACAAAAACAAGAAAATGGATATGAGATAAGTTCTCGAAATGACTGGTCAACAATTGCAAAAGAATGGGAAGAAAGACTATTGTCTCTTTTTGAAGAAAGAGTTTCTAATAAATATACTTTAGCAAAACATTTGTATACCAAAGAAGAAATCATACCTTTGAAACAGTTAACAAAAGATGATATTGTTTGGAGAAAAAAATTACAACAAGAATATCCTTATCTTTATAAACCAGAACTATACAAACCTTTTTACGAAGAATTAGGTAAAGAACTTAAAGAAGAATTAGAGTCTAAAATAAGTGATATAAAAATACAAAGATATGCAAGAGTAGATGTTGCTCTTCAAACTATAAACAGATATTTGACAGAACGTAATATCTCTTATCCTAACATTCTAGATTATGGAAGTGGCATAGGTAACGAAAGTGCTATCTTCACACAAATCTTTAATGCAGATGTTACTTCTGTCAATATCTCAAGTGCTGAGTTAGATTTGACTGAATCTTTCTTAAACAGCAATTTAAAGGATTCTTCTAAGATAAGTTTAGTCCAAGCTAGTTGTCCAACTGAATTAGAGAAAGATGGACATGATGTAGTTTTCTGTGGTGAAGTATTAGAGCATCAACCAGAACCTTGGGATTTTGCTGACAAGTTGGAACATTCAGTAAAACGAGGTGGATTAGTTGCAATAACAGTTCCTTATGGTCAATGGGATGATGTTAGAAAAGCACACCTTTGGAATTATGAAAGAAATGACTTGCGAGAAATGTTTAGTCACAAAGATAATTTTTCTATTCAAATG